TTAGCCAAATATTGATTCCAAAAACCCAGTCTTTGGTATATCCTCTGGATTGGATTCAGCTCTTAACATAGCCTCGTTTATATCATTTTCTGTAAATAAAGCGTTAAAAACTTTTCCGTCTTCAGTCTCAACCCTTGCTGGATAATATTCAAGTAATGAGCCAAACTTCCTATCTTTGTTTTCAACTATTTCTTTTAAATAAATTTTAGATTTCATTTTACTATATCCTTTAGTTCTTCTTTCTGTATTTTCTATTTAATTTAGCATCACCACAGTTATCAATGATACCTAGTTTTAATAATTCTATTCCATCCCATAAAATAATATTATATAAAGCTCTAGCCTTTTCAAACTTATCCATGTCACATCTCTTTTTTCTACCTTTAACCTCTATATAAGTATTCAAATCAGGTATGAAAAAATCTGGCAAATAATGTATATCGCCCACCTTTAGCCATTCATATTCATAGTACCAATCTAATCCTTTGGAAGTCAAATAATCAGCAACCTTTGCCTCCCAACCTGAACGCATAGTAACTTCACCTTGGTTTGGGGTTAAATATTTATGATGATTACCCCAAGTACCTAAACTAAAACCTATCTTTCGCCCATTTACAAACGAATAAGAAAGTTTTTTTCTTGTTTCTTCAGTATGACCTACCCCATATATTGGATTTAATTTACCTACCCTAGATTCACTTTTAGTTCTAAAAGGAATACCGTAGCTCTTCATCTTATTCGTTATAGTCTGCTTACAAACACCATATATCTCGGCAATCTGTGAAGGATGCATCTGCTCATCCCAGTACATTCTTCTAATATCTTCTTTAGGAATATCTACTCTTTTATTTCTATTACAATCACTTACATTAGCTTTCCATTTCCGTAAACGGGTGTTAATAGAACTAGCAGAGGTTCCTAGATGATTAGCTATTTGTTGATTAGTCCAACCATCCTCTCTATGTAATTTAATAATCTCATCTTTCTTTTCATCCAGCCAAGTCAGTCTTTTCATAATATACCTCCATTTTAGTTAATAAATGACTTTAATATAATACAGTTTTATATAAAGTCAAGTAAGTCTCTACTAATATAAAGGTTAGTTTATTAATATTAGGTTTTACTTCGTTAGTTAAAAACGGCTGAAACCTAACAATAACAGTCAACTATAATCGAAAAAAAGACGCATATTTATGGTACTATTACTCCCAGTTTCTGAACTTCCAAGTCGAATATTAACCCACATAGGATCTGACACTAAACCGACATTTCCAACACTCTCACTATCGTCTGCTGTAGATACAACAGATAAATTTTCTTTAGTATGATATAAATATGCTGGCGGAATATCACTATCTATATCTCCAGGTAACACATTAGGGTACCACTCTATCCCCACATTTGGAGATGCACCTGCTTTGTTTTTGGGTCCAACTGTTCCAAACCTGAACTTAGTGTCTGAATTACCTTCATCATGATGACTAAAAGTACCATGACTTTGTAACCCCATCTTAACTGTAGATAACTCCACTGCACCACTTTCAACTTCAAACATTACACACTTAACATCAGATTCAGAACTGACTGTAACATTACCATAACTCATTGAAGTAATATTATATGATTCAGGTTTTGGTGCCGAGCAAATAACAAAAAATTCATCGCCGGCATTGAAATTGTCACTTCCTCCAGAAGGATTGAATGCTATATTCAAACCTCTTGTTCCTAACTGTGTAGGTGCCCCAGAGGAGGTGGTAATTGGAGTAGAACTCATATCCCCTCTATTAGAACTATAAACGTACTGTGCAGTACCTACAGGACCAACAGCATTAGTCCCCTGTACATAATCAGGTCTATAAGTTTCTATGGTCCATGCAGGATCACATTGATTAAATACAGCATCAGAGAATTTAACCATAAGTCCATAATCCCCTACTTTATACCAATGATCTGGATACAACAATTCAGTATATTCTGTAGAAGCATCTGAACCAGTTGATGTCCAGGTTAATCTTGGTACATCACCTGTAGTAGCCCCCATAGTCGTTCCATTAGCCACATCAATAGCCAAGGTATAGGTGATATTTGATGGCCCATTAAAAACACCTCCAGTAGTCATAGTACCAACATAACTATTAGCTCCACCTTTAGTTGGAGTAGCAATGCCTCTAGGTGCAGTCACTGCTTCAGCAAAAGTATCGTTACTTATCACCACATGATAAATTTCATCTAAAAATCCGTAATAAGTTCCACTAACACTTGCATCACCAGCAAAGCCATTTGAGTCTGCAGACCCACCTACTTCTTGTTTTGTATTAAACCCCAGAACTGAACCTACAGATTCAGTACCACTGGCTGTAACCGTAACACTTGAAGACGAGCCTAAAGTACCTGAATAGATCTTAAAACAATTACCTGCCGATTTGTCATTAGTCCATTCACAATAAGCATTGTCATACTTTTCACTAGCCTTCCCTAAATCATGTAATTTTTCTGTTATATCTTTTGCGACAAATCTAGCATCTAACTCAGCCCCTGAATAAAGTGTTATATACGGGGCTGGATCACCGTCAATACTTAAATATAACCTATTTGTTGTTGGGCCTATATCAAACACATCTGCAGTAGAAGCTGTAGATTTGCAGTAACCTCTTGTCCCCTTACATCCAGAACCGTTACCATCACCTGCGGTTCCTATAGCGCTTGAAGCAAAACTAACCCAACGGGTTCTCGCAGCACACATAATTTAATCCTCCTTAATAATTATATTTGTATCTTTTACTTAAAATCGCCTGATACCAGGCTTCTTTCCTCAAATTTTTATTTTACAAACTCATATGTTAGTTTTCTCATTATTCTCCTGGGTCCTCTATTGTAAAACTATATTCAAACGGCGGCATAGTATTACCAGCAAAATCCTTAACACCTTCAACTCTAACTGTATAAGTTTTTCCATAGAAGAAGGCAGTTGATTGAGGATAAATAGACATCGGAATATCTACAAAACCTACAGGATTAATATCAAATTGTAAATTATAAGAATCGTAATCCCTTGTTCTAAAATAATAAGCTAAACCTTCTTCATTAGGGCAAAAAGCTTTATTTTTTGCTTGTCCCCTTATTATAACCTCTTCGTTTGGTTTCCAAAAAACCACTTCATTCATTTTTAAATCGTAGCCATACAATAAATAGAAGTCTTCATCAATAACCTCACCTATTGAACTTTCAGCATAAACATTTAAAATTATTTCGCCATCCGAAAAAAAATTATTAAGTGGATCGAAATAAATACGTTTACCAAGATCTATATTCTCTATAACTATCCCACTAAGGGTTGTTCCATCTATTTTTATAGTGATCGAAGATTCCACTATTGGGTATATAAAATCTACAATATCAACATAACCAACAGAAGATGCTTCAGTATAAGAATCCACATTAATAAAAAAATCAGAGACAAATATACTTCTTGTCTTAATATCAACCTTATTAGCTTTATATGATACTAAATCAGCACAAAACAAATCAGTATCTAAAATAGATATGTTACCTGGAGTAGTAATAATATCAGCTAAATAATAAACCCCTGACATACCAGTACAAAAAATATCATATTCCAAACCCTCCACACCAGAAGCCGATGCGAATACTTCACTATTTATAAAACCTATTCTACCACTACCTTGCTTAATATCCGCTGGACAACTATAATAAGTTCCAGCAGTCGAACAATAAACTGAAATTGGAAAATTAAAATATTTGGGCTCAGCCAATTCAATTTCATTATAAACATCCCTTGCCGTTTTAACACTTCCAATATTTATCCTAAAAGATGTATCTACGTCTAATAAATTGTTTTGTAAATCACTATATAGAAACAAATCATTATCTATATCAAAAACACTGTCATTTATATATAAATACCATGTATTTACTGGTGTATTATTGGCAGATAAAGAAACATTTTCTAAAATTAATTCATTTTCTGTATCATAAAGGCTTACATCTACACCAGAAGCTAAAATGAGTTCACCTTCAATATTTTTATTACCAAAAGTAGTGTTTACAAGTGGTATTTCAATTTCTATATCAGAAAGATCACTATCAGTTGTATCATAAACCATACTAACTGGTATGTCTTTTATCCCAGAAGCCGTGTTATTAAATCCAACTGTAGCTGAAATCCCATGGTCTGCTGAAGATGGATCGTTTAATAACAATATTGTTGGGATCTCATGATCTAAAAGAGGCATACTTACCCCCTAAGTGTATTCATAATGCAATGTGGTTACAAAATCATATGAACCAGCACTAAAACTATTATCCATATTAACTAACCTTGGGGCAAAGGCCAAATACTCACCATATTCCCCAGCAACGATAGAAAATATTAAATCAAAATCCCCATAGTAACTTTCAGTACCTTTTAGAACTTTATCATACACAGGTGGATAAACTAAACAATGCTCATTCGTAAAAACAGGTTGGTAAGCCGAATCTGCAACGTTTGATCTATAAGCCACTGCATCTACTTTATAGTGTTCTTCATCTAAAATCTTATTATTAGTGGTAGAATGTGTATCATCATCCCAGGCAGTTAGTCTGCAATTATAAGCTTCACCAAAAGTAACTGAAAATATAATTGAATTTTCACCATGATGTCGCCTAGGTTTGGGTTCTGTAGAACTACTATCTATAGGGGTAGTTGTAGAATATTGATGATACATTAATTCCATAGGGGCTTGTATTGGTTCATTAAATGTTTCATATATAGAGCCACTAATTGTACCAAAAGAATTCCCACTAATAGTAGTAGTAATATAATTTTCAACATAACAAGTCATATCTTCATCAGATCCAATTAAAGTCCCAGAAACTAAACCACTAATTACAGAGTAAACAGAACCAGATGTCACTGTTCCAAGTAAAGTACCGCTTACAGTACCATTAAAATTAGGACTAACAGGGTAATCTGAAAACCCAGATACCGTTGTTTCTACAATTACTTCTAAACCTTCTCCATAATAAGAAGCACTACTATCTATATCAGTATCTATAACACCACTTACTGTATAATTAGTCCAATCATTCATGGTTTCACTTCCTACTACCTCACTGAAATTTACAGTCACAGAACTTTTTGTTTCTAGTTGAGCATCTGAGCCCGGCCAAGCTGTTACGCCGTCAGTAACAACTGCACGATAATGGTATACTTGGCCTGTACTTAATCCACTGATGTCAAAACTAAAACTACCTATTGAGCTCAAAGTTTCAGGTGTTGTCGTACTTCCATAACTAGTGGAAGTTCCATATTCAAAATATACAGATACACTAGATTCAAGTCCTAAATAATCAAGATACCCTTGAACAGTAGCAACCATACCTCCAACATTAATAGCTGTACCGGTAATTACCTCTGGGCTATTTATTGATGTAAATTGTGTATCTGAACCGTATCGGGGCAAGGAACCGTTAGTAACTACTGCTCTATAATCATATTCTTGTCCTGGAGTTAACCCATAGATAGTAGAACTAAAAGACCCAGGTGAACTTAAATTTTCAGGGCTTGTGCTATTAATATACCCACTCGCCGTAAGTTCATATTCAAAATAAACATTAGCATTAGATATAGACCCTAAAGTGTCAAGATCCCCATTAAGAACAGCAGAAGTGTAAGTGATCCCAGAAGCTTCATTAGTAGTTACTTCTGGCCCCTCCTCTGATGTAAATTGTACATCTGATCCATACCATGTTGTTACACCATCAGTAATAACCGTACGGTAATGATATGTTTGATTTGATTCTAAAGTATCAACAGACTGACTAAACCAACCAACTAAACTTAAAGTTTCAGGTGTTGTTGCGTTTCCATAGCTAGTGGTAGTACCATATTCAAAATATACATCAGCAGAAGTTAAGTTATCTAAAGTATCAAGATGCCCTTTAAAATTTACTGAACCATAAGTAATATCAGTAGGAGAACCTGTGGTCACACTAGGACTATTTATAGATACAAATTGCACGTCTACACCAGACCAAGTTGTTACACCGTTAGTAACAACAGCACAATAATGATATTCAGTGCCCGAATCTAAACCAGAAACCGTAGTACTAAAAGGGCCAGTCGAACTTAAGGTACCAGAACTAGTAGCATCAGTATAAATACCACTGGTAGTTCCCCACTTAAAATAAGCATCTACACTATATTCAAGCCCTAAACTGTCAAGATTTCCTTGAAAGGTAGCTACATCTTCACCAATATTAGTAGCTAAATTAGTAGTTACTTGTGGAACAGACATATTTACCTCCAAACGATTCTTTAAATCTTAAATAATTTTCTAATAAAACAAACATCGTTCCCCCTAATTTATTGTATAACTGTCTATTATACAATAGTTATCTTTGTCTTTATATAATACACTAGGATATGCTCCCCCAGAAATAGTTAAATCATAGCTTGAACCATAATCATGATAAAAAGTAGCAGATGTGTCGCTACTAAAATCAAAAGTACCTATTAAATTTAATTTTCCAAAAAACGATTCCATTTCATTAGGAAGTTCAGCATAGTCTTGATCATCAAATTGTCTATACATATAATCAACTGCCTCAAACCAGGTACCTATGTAGGCTCCGCCGGGTTGTATATGAGATCTAGTCCCAGCAGTTGCTGGACTAGTAAAGTTGGGACTAGTAAAAACAATTTTAGCAATATCTTTCCATTCTGAACCATTCCAGAACTTCTTTTCTATAGTAACTGCCATTTATATTCTCCTTTAACCTGCCATTTTCCAGTGAGGAGAAGTACAATTACCTGTTTCTTCAGATACTATAACATCTCCAATTTTATATTTACTAATTTGATCTTGCTTAAGTATAATCTTATATTTTAAGATCTTATCATCGGCTAAACATTTAACATGAATAGCATGAAACAATTTGAATCCTTCTACAGATTCACTAACCTCTATCGTTGGAAAATAGCCTCTGAATTTTGGTATATTGATTACATGGCCTGTTGATAATCTATATTGAAGTAACTTAATACCATCATGAACATTATCCCATCCAGTATCATATAAATTGTTGCCTTCTTTTACATCCCCATTAGAATAATAAACAACAAATTTAGATTTATATGGATTGACCATCTGTGCTGTATTGTGTTTTCCATAAATAGTACCATCAACAGCATCCAAATTTCTTACTGATTTTAATTTATTTTCCATAATACTCCTTAAATATATAAATATCTATAACCCTCGACCGGTTGGTCGTGAGTAAACTCTAAATCCCAAGGTATATTAGCATACATACTATAATATACTGCTTCATTTTGAATAGTATCAGAGCCTTTAAGTCCTAACCTATTATTATACCCAGCTAAATACACAGCATTAACATCATCACCATCCCAATCTGATGGTGGTGCCGAATCTGTAGTTCTTATTGCATTAAATATAGAATGCGGATAATTAACTGTCCCTGATAAAGTAGGAAGAGAGGTTGTAGAAAAAGTATTATCATCCCACATTTCTAAATAGATATCACTTGTCACTAAACCATCCACATACACACCAAAAACATACCTATTATCATTTGGCTGTCCACTAGCCAAAGGTACATGATACATTATGTTGTCTTCAGTAGATTCTATATAAATTTGAGGTACTGGATATGTACCAACTACTGGCCTTATTGTAGCTTCTCTTCTACCAAATGCGGCAGTAGGTGTTTCAACAGCCGGATTAATCCCGCCCCCAGTATAAACTTTAATATCAGAGATCCCAGAGGCCATAGCACCTGTAGAAATATAAATCTCCTGCCAATCACCATTATCCCCGCCCGACCCCAAATAAGGTGAATCATTTTCTGTTACATTATATATAAATGATAAAATAGGTTCTGCCATAAAATCCTCCTACAATTATAAAGGTTACTTAATTATCTCAAACGATAAACAATAGGTGTAATCTTAACATCACGATATTTTCCACCAACTTCAATTTTTATACTATCGTATTCAATGCCTGTATCATTAATACCATAAACTTGCATATGAATATCATCCTCACTTCTTATTCTACCCTCTAAGCATTTACCAGGACTTACATTGTCTGCATCAAACCAAGGACCCGTACTTTCAAAACAGTAAAACACCCAACCATCTCTTAATAGATTAGCATTTTCTGATTTATCTTTTACTGCAACAAAGACTGTAACTTTCTCACCATAATAAAAATTGCTACTTAAGTTACATACAACATGGTATTGATAAACACCTATTTCTTCATACGAATAAGGTATAGAGGAATTATTTATATATACTTCTAATGTTTCTATATCTACCCCCTCACCTTCATCTTTAATATCAAAAGATATATCAGTATCTATAGGTACAGAGTAGGCTTCAATTTCAGGGTATTGGTTTTCTATATATGGTATTCTATAATCTGGAACAATCTTAAACCAATAGGTAATAGTTAATAGGTTTGGTATTGGTGAAGTATCATACACTCTGATATCAATATTGATAATAGAATTATGATGAAATTTTTCAGAAAAAGCATAACTGAAATCTATACCATCTAAACCGCCCCCAGCATCAAAAGTATTTATTACCCCTAAAGGAGCAATATCAATCCAAGGAGTAATATTAGCATAAGAAGCCTCTGAAAAATATATTTTAAGCGTAGATGGATTAAGACTAGTAGCAAAAGGTCTTAACCTTATCCAGTAGTTAATATTGGTTGGGTTTTTCTCTGACCAAAAATCTGGACTAGCTTCTTGTATAAAAACATATTGATCTAAAGTAGAAGTAACTATATGACCTGTAGGTAGATGCCTACTTAAATAATTCTGACTTAAATTCAAATAGTCTTGTGCTTCCTCAACTGACACTAAATTCATATATTGTTCAGGTTTAGATTGTATCAAATTTGTAGTCGGTAAAGTTATTCTTACACCACTACTATCTTCTTCTTGAAGATTTGTAAATCTACCCTGTCCCTCATTCCATTGTAATTGATTAAGGATTGGTTGATAAGAAGTGTATATACTGAAATTATTATAATACCCTGAAGTTAAATATGAAGCTGTATTCCTGCTTTCAACTGTGGGATTTTCTTGCTCATCCGTACTTCTGTTCCAAATCCAAGGTCCTCCTGGAAAAGAACTTCTAACATAACAAGGTATATATACATCTTGATTAAAACCACTTATATTACACATAATACTACAACTATCTAACGGATCATTCTCTTTGGAAAATATCAACCCCTCATGAGTAATACTAGGATGTGTTGGAATATCAGTCTTACCATAAACATAACTGCTTCCATGAACAGTATTACCACTAGAAGCCCTAGCAATTATAGTAGCTCTACCAAAAAAACTTGAGCCTGCAGTATATTTAATTGTGCACCTACCATTAGAATCTGTAACCATCTGACCATCTGACGGGTCTAAATCTGCTTCAAGGTCCCCCTCAAAAGTAAACAAAACAGATTCATTAGAAAGACCTACCCCATATTGATCTCTAACAACAGCAGTAACATAACCAACACCCTGATAAAATAAAATAGTATTATCAGAAAAAACAGTAACAGAATTAGTATAAGGCTCCATAGTATCAACTAAATAATTATATGTAGTCCATTCTTCTAAACTATAACCTGCACCAGAACTTCTTTGAAAAATTTCCTTCTGAAGTCTGTATATATCAGTACCATTCATGTCTAAACCATAAATTGGTATAAACTCTACTTTATCTGGCTTTGTAAGAGTTAGGTTTTGAGATAAAGCAGGTTTATAATCATGCATTTTTAGATGAATAAGGTTTTGGGCTTTTACAAAACTTAAACAATTAGAATAATTGTTCCAGGTAGCAACATTAACATCATCAAAAGCGCCACTACAACCTGAAGCTACGGTAGCCCCATAATCTTTATGGGATAAAGAATACAAATAACCTTCATTATCTGTAGATTTAGAATCTGAAAAAAGTAATATATCCTTAAAAATAGTTACTGGATCATTAGACACGTATTCATAAGAAGTAGGGATGGCTCCCCCATAAGTTCTTAATTCAACATCATCTCCGGAGATAGAATGCACATAAGCCTCTTCAACTACACCTATGTTTGTAACATCGCTTGATGGCCCTATTAAAACGGTATCATATTTCTCCAAACCACTGGTTGTAGTAAGTGTTATAGAACCAGTACCAATAGATACATGATCTGCAAGTGTAGTTTGTATATTCTGTACACAAAATGCCCTACCACCATACCAATAGTCATCATCGCTTGTTTTAGTATAAATAGCTGCTAAATCTAATCTAAAATTAGTAGCATCTAAAACCCAACGCCTTATAATATTTTTATTATATACTTGATCGGTCTTTCCTCTTTCCAGGGTATAAAAAATCGCTCCATCATAAAAAGAAGATTGATTGTATGGACCTACATATTTTATAGAGGTAAACTCAAAATCTGGGGGAGAAGGTAGGGTATCTGTAGGATTAAATAGGTAGGATCTAATTAGAGTACCTGAAGTATTCTTTACCTGCATAACTACTGGGGAAGCCTCATCATCTACCATACAGAAGGTACCAGTCTGTGGACCAATACAAAAATTTGGTCTATTATTTCTTATATTTTCGTACATATTACCCCTTTAATCGTATTGAGTTGTATAAGCTGTTATAGTGACTGTTTTAGGTGATGTCCCAGATTTATAATAAGACTTTGCTAATCCTTGATTATTAGTTAAAGGTTCTGATATAGTCATAAACCCATACTGATCATCATCATCTGAAAATCTAACAATTTTACCTTGTGCAGGTTCTGAATACTGATCTTGAACAATAGCATTAACCCCTACAACACTCATACCATCACTTGGCATAATTTTAGGGTAAACATCCATGGTAATTGAATCCACAAAAGACCTCATAGGAGAACATTGGTAGTGATAATTAGAAGGGTTGTAATAAGTCCCATAATAAGTAAACCCGCCTTGCAACCTAAACAAAGTATCACCATTTATTTCTATTTCTTTTATAGCTATAGTACTATTACTAGTAGTTGAATTATCCATAAAAAGCGTCCGATCAAATGTTTTAGTCTCTATATTAAAAAACCTTAATGAAGTGCCCAAAACAAATAAAATATAATTACCTGAAGGTGTTATATAAAAAGTACTTGCATCAACATTAGAAAGGTCATCATCAGATAGTGAATAATCAATTGAATCGTTAACCATATTATATCTGCAAAGTGTCCCTTGAAGAGTTTTATGATCATAATCATTAAAAAGCCAAATATTGTCTACTATTGATACATTAGTTCCTGCCTCAAAATCTTTAAATGTATAAAAATCAAGACCGACTGATCCGTTATTCAATACACCAGTCACTGTTACATCCTCATAATACCCGTCATTGTTCGGGCCGATTGTTAACCTTGAACCAGAGGAGATCTTATCCATATAACCATCTATGTATATTTTTGAATTGCCTTTGCCTATACCTGATGCTAAAACAGAAGGGTAGGCCTCAACAGACATAGACTCTATGTCATAGTAATAATCTGTTGTAGTACTATCTAAAGAAACCTCTTCTATTGCTTTACAAAAAAAATCTTCAAGCCTCCATCTTCTTATAACTCTATTATTAGAAGTACTAGTTGATTGGATCGTCCAAAAACTAGTGCCATCATAATGAGTAGATAACACTGGCATATTTTCAAGGGAGGTTAAGAGTGGGTATGTAAAAGTAACATCACCAGAACTATTCTTTTGGTAGAGAATATTATTTACATGATTAAAAAAAAAGAAATACCCATCCTTAATAGTAAAAGATGGATAAGGTATTTTTATATTTTGACCTGACATTATTGATTAACAGTGGCAGTAATCTTAACCAATCTAGCAGACAAACCTGACAGATAAACTGCATTCGCCTCCCCTTTAGAATCGGTATTCACTCCACCTGAGCCTGAAGAAATTTCACCATCAGGATCGTCTTCTTCAAAATAAACTAAACGTGCCTCTACCGGCTGACCAAACTGATCTCGAACCCTGGCAGTAAGATCTGAAGTACTAACTTGATTAGCAGCAATAACATTAGGACTGGCTGACACAGATATAGAAGACACCATCTGATTAAATGTAGCAGGTTGATAATTATATTGAGACCAATCAGTTGTGGTTCCAAAATAAGTAGCTTTTCTCTGAAGTCTATAAAGATTTTTTCCCTCTACAGATATATCATAAACACTTATAACATCTACATCATTAGCATCAATTGTATCCATTGCCATAGAACCATAATAAACTAAAGGTGAAGAACTTATATTTATAAATAAAAGATTACTTGCTTTAACATACATTAATGAGTCCACCGCCCCAAAATCAGTGAAATGATCTACATTTGAAAATGTACATGCTTTTATATCTCTATATGCCCCACTAACAAAAGTTTGAACAACAGAACCAGAGTAAGCATTGATCTTGTATAAAGCACCTTTAGTACTATCAGTACCATAAGCATTATTAAATAGCCATATATTATTATAAAAAAGTAAGGCATCACCGTCCGTATAATCTTTTGTTACAGGATCAGCTAATGTAATAACATTACCAATAACATTTTGTACAGATATTGTTTCATTCTCGGCATCATTAAGCAAAGTAACATACATACCACTTGTAAGATCTCCAGGCATCTCCTCATTTATAGTAATCTCCGTATCGCCGGAAGAATATCCCCCACTAACAGTACAATGATAATGTTCCACAGTAAAAGCTTCTGAATCAAATATGTGTGACGGGCTACTTAAAGTTACTGTTTGTTTTAAATTACATATATAATTTTCTATGCGCCATCTTCTTATAACCATGGTATCAGCTGTGCCCGCTTCTATAGACCAATAATTAATCCCATCATATTCAGCACTTAAAATAGTTGAGTTTAAAAGTGTGTCAAAGGGATAAGAAAATGCTGTTACCCCATCATCAGATTTAGCTAAAAGCATATCAGTTTCTTCATCAAACATATAAAAGTAACCATCTACTCTTGTCATGTGCGGTTTTCTAAATTTTAAATTTTCAGTCATAAACTATTCCCTTCTATATTCTCTTATGGGAGGCTTCCACTTTATTTTATAATACAAAGGATCTCCCTCTATTATACAATCACTAGTTATATCAAAATCCTCAACCCCGTTATTTATGATAACTTTAATTTCAGATAAATCCATACCTGCTGAAGGCATGCTATCTTTTAAATCTAAATAAACATTTGATTCTATAGGCACAGTATTCGTATCTACAGGTAAAAAACTAGATACATAAGGATCATCAAGATCTTTAATAAAGGGTCCCCAATCAATTTGAGAAGCCAAATTAGACACACCTTCTGAAATCAAATCATCTATATTTTCATCAGGACCAATAACATCTACATAACAAGGTGCAATAGCAGTACCACTGACTGAAGGATAAGTAGTAGCAACCTCTAATATCCAACGAGGATCGCCTTCATAACCTTTGGGATAGAAATTAACTAAATTAACATTAAACTTCACAGTTAATTGATCATTAAGAGTGTTCTGTACTAATATGTGTGGCATTGTATTCCCTTAATTTTAAAACTTTATCTAAAAAATCTTGTTGTGGTAATTCATCCTCAAAAAGACGTTTATTATCTATATTTATAATTCCCAAAACCGGGACCTTGATTCTATTTAATGTAGTAATAACATTATTTAAAGTACTTTTGTTTTTAAAATGGTTTGTATAATCATGTGTTAAGAAACCTATATTAAAAAATACACCTTTAGGTGATCTAATTGAATCAAACGTAGTAGGTTGTCCTCCAGTTAAAGTGTATTCACCAGTCTTTAGTACTAATATAATTATATTGGTACATTGACTAATAGCTATGTGAATAACTGACTTAAAATACTTAAGAATACTATAATCCTCACAAACAATAACAATACGTTTATTAGTTGTCATAGCTATACCTAAAACTAAAGAAAAATAATCTAGTTTATCATCAAAAAATAAAACAAATTCCCTATCCTTATTAGTAACTTCACTACAAACAACCTCACCTATATAAACAATCATATCCTCTTCATCAAAAATATAATCTATATAATTAAGTGCTCTTTTTCTATCCATCTAATACCCCTTCTTCTATAACTACTACACAAGGGCCTAAATTCTCAATATAGATCTTTTCAACAAATTCATTAAAAGAGTCAAAGTTACCTTTAAAATTATATCTATTAAATTTGGTTTTAGTATTCTCATATACTATGATTAATAAATTTATAGTAAGCCCTAAATTAAACTTATTATAATAAAACTCCAATTCCTCTATATTTTCAGAGTCTATTAAGACCGCTGCTCTATAACCCGAAACAAATGCGCCAGCACTAAGGTTAAAAGCTATTTTTTCATCCATAGCTGGTATATAATGCATAATATTAGCATTCATAGCATCATATATACAATTTAGCCCCTTCGATGGTACCCCGGCAAAAAATCTAAAATCTAAATTTTCACAAAGATACTCCAAAAAATCCTTAGCCTTTACCTTCATACTTCCTCCATAATTAACTACTATAATCTATTTGATTTGCCATAACCTTAATACCATAACGTACTAATTTATCTATTGATTGATACCAAGGAGTAGGTGTACCTTCAGGATCTTGTTCTTTAAGTAGTTGAATTTTAGCTGCATAAGCAGTGTAATCATGAGAAATTGCAGTAAAACCATTAACAGATTCAGTCGCAACTTTAATACTGGAATCACTAGTTCCAGATAATGCAGTAAAATAATCTGTATTAGTACCATCAGTGATCATAAAAACTTTACCAGCCGAAGCACCAGTCCCAGTATTTATACTTAATGTGTCTGTATCTGCTGTATAACTAGAGTTTAAAAGAGTCTCCTTAACAGCTAATGAAGCTAAAGCAGTACTGGTAGTTGGTAAATCGAAACCTAATTCCGAAGAACAGTCATTAGTATCTGCCGGAATGATTAAAACCGATGACCTGTTATTACCTGTATAATTTTTAGAAATACTACCAGAAACCACCCAGAACTTACCGGATTTATATTCTACAGAAGCATTCCTATACGCATTAGAAAAACCTATATCAGCTGTTTCTAAATTATCTACAAGTGCTCTGATTTTTTCCTCAAGCTCTTCAGCTATAACTTCTCCTGGTACCGGTGTGTTATCATCATTAGGTGTTAAATCTATAATATAAAAACCATTACCATCTGTACCACTAACGGTAGCATCTATTTTAACCTTCAAACTCTTATGTGTATCATCAATAGCAAATTTTCCTGACGATCCAACAAAACCTGAACTCTTACACCAACCTGCTTTTGTATCAGTAATATACATATCTTGTATATTTGTATTAGTGTTATTATCACTATAAGCTGAAGTAGAAGCACTAATAACAAATTGCTCGTCACCTTCATAACCTATAGGGATAACACTAGTTAAATCAATGGTTACTCTTTTTGTTTGCCCTGGATAATTCTCTAAATCCTGTGTATTAACATTAATTGCCATATCTTCCTCCTAAATTAATTAAACATAAAAATAAGCTTCTCCATGCGCCACATAAAATGGACAGCCTGGAAATGTACATTCGTAACCCCAATGGTTACCTCTAGCATTAGTTCTTAAATAATAATGTACCCCTCCTAACTCATGTAGAACTTTAGAAGGCACTGACCCTAACATATGAGTTGATCTTAAATCAGAACTTTCTGTATCATATGGGCAAGGAGCATAACAATGACCTACATGATCATTCTTTTTATTTTCTCTTAAATTTCCATATACTGAAGAACCAGTCTCTATAAACCATATAAGCCATTTATCAAACGAAACCGATGCACCATATATACTAATATAGTTATTGTACTCAGCAATATCAGAATTCATCAATACTTCATGTGGCAGGTAACTTGGAGTTGTATCCGTAGGGGAAGCATATATAGGAACTGGCCCATAAGCTAAACGAACCTCTTTCCAAATCTCTTCATTAGTTGTTCCGGTAATATCTATACATTTTAATCTACTCATATTCTAAAATTATACATCTCCTTATCCGGATTTATTACATATGATTTATATAGAAGATTATACATATGATTCTCTGGTTCATGACCTCTAGTGTCTATCACTATAAAATCATCATTCTTTAAACGAGGTGCTTTATTTAATTCAGTAGGATGATAAATAACCACATCTTTTAAATAAACCTTTTTTCCATCTTCTTTATAAATAACTTCTCCCCAAGACAATTTACCTACATATAAATTATCAATTAAAACTAAATACTGTGAATGAAAATCCAACAACAAATGATCATTACTATTTATTTCTTGAGCAACCGACAGCGCTGGTCCACAAAAATAAGCACCTTCTAAATCACAATAACCCTCCCTATTATATTCAGCCGATTCCCAATGTAACTCTAATCTGAATAATTCAGAAATTAGAAAACTATCCATAAAACTCTACCCTCTCTTGAATTAAATATATAAAGGTGTATAAGGTATAGATGCGCTACCAGTAGCAATATCAGCTACTAATGCCCCTGAACCTCCACCAACACTAGAAACTACACCATGTGTGGTTTCTTGGGCCTTTCCCATACCTCCGGCAGATACACTACCACTACTACCTGAAGCAAAAGTTGATGAAAAAGATATCCCAGTGGAGGCTGTATTTGTAGCTTGGCCCTGAGCAATTCCTCTTAATATAGTGGTAGGGAGTACAGTGTTACCAGCAGGCGTCGAAGCTGTAAACCCATTATACTGAACAAGTGACCAAGATTCTTGAGCCACCTGGTCTTTACTGTCTTTAGTATAACTATAACTAGTAACATGCCAATTCCCACTTACACCAGTTACTCCGCCACCACAACCTGTAGGTGAGACAGAAGCTGATAATGTACCAGCATCAGCACACGAACTGGAGGGTGTTGTTGAGTAAGAAGGGCCAGGAGAATAAATTGTCAAACTTAAAGTATTCTGTGGTTTATAAATAGTGTGGGTTGTTGACGGGTTCCAATCACCTAAACAAAAAGCATCCTGTCTTCCAGGCTCAAACCCCCATTGAGCCGATATAACACAAGCACCTCCAAAACTAGCAGTAGTTGCGTTACCTATTATTACTGATGTGCTCATAATTTTTTTCTCCTTTCTAAATATTATTAAGTTACATAATTATTTAGGGTGCATCCCCTTACAACCCAAATAAGATGGATAATCACATCTGTACCTAAAGTTACAATTTTTACAATACTTCCTTTTAAACACTTCAAGCCTAGCTTGAATCTGTTTTGAATTTAAGCTTTTTATATCTACGCCACCAGTCAAATCATACTGATCAGGTGACTTTGGATTACTTTTAGAAACTGATCTTTTTCTACATCCCCCACAAGCCATAATACCTCCTTTATGTAGTAGCGGTTAAAGTTACACTCATCGCATACCAATTTTCATCACTACCTTCTACCATATTAGTCAAAGACTGTACACTAACATCAGAAATATAACCACTAAAAGTCTGACCGCCATAAGATAGACTATTACTAACAACACTCATACTAGGGCTATCAGTAATAACAGTATAGTTCACAGTAACAATGCCCATCATATTATAATTAATACTTACAGTACCACATTCTATAAAATCAGCCATTAATTAAACCCCAAAGCTGATTCTTCTACATATTTAGGATTATGAACCACCTTACCCTGAAAATAATTTCCACCTTGAATAGGTAATTGAGAAAAACTGGCACTAATAAATTCCCCACCCTGACCCCTAAAATCAGAACTAGATGGTAAATCAGTAGCACAAGGGTGTATATCTATATCATTAGTTTCTGCCATAAAAGAGTGAATTACAAATGATCCTGCAGAAGCTATTGGCATAGGGTTTCCTGCCCTTAATCTATATTGTGCATCTGTTATAGTTATTGAAGTCGTCATAATTAATCTCCTATTTTAAAAATTTATGGTCTGTATACAAAAGTATAACTAGCTACAGGTATTGATCCTGGCACAACCTCTAAATTAAAGTTTTGTAAATAATATTCACCAGTTCCTATACCCATATTACCAACCACACACCCGGATTTTGATGAAGTATTAAAACTAATTGGTGGTCCTGAATAAGATAGCCCCATACCTTCAATTTGTGTATACGATTGGTACAAAGACATAGGACCGCTTTGGGCCGAAGCACTCATAATACTAGAAGAATCACCAAAAGTGGTATCTAAAGAAACAAAGCTATTAGCTCCTCCAGAAGAAAAAGATCTTCCTTGACCAGTATATATAAAATGCACTTCATTGTTCTCACAATCAAATTTTCTTAACCACGAAACTGCGGCTCCCGCTCTACCAGGACAACCAGAAAAGGGTTGAGTATCAGCATAGCCAGATATATTTATAGTCCCAATCCTTACACCCCCAGAGTTGCTACAGCCTTGATAACTAAAAGCTGTATTTATATTATTATTAACAGATATAATACAATTTGAAAGAGATAACTCATCAAAATTACCAACAAGATAACAACATGATGAAGACATTAGGAACCCCCTTCAGGTGAAGGAGTACTATAATAAGTTCCGAAAGCCGGACCACCTGTAGTAATAGTAGCATGATCATGTACCGCAACATTAGTCAGTGAATAACGAACCTTGTGCCCTAATTGTGATACAAACCATATTGTATTTTCATAAGGTAATTTATGATGATAAGAAATTTTAACAAGTGTATCATCTTGATCAATTATTTCCCCTACCTCTTTGTTCTCGATCCAAAAACCATTCTTATAAGGTTCACCATCAGGGTCTTCGCCCACTGCCGGAGCAAACCCACCTAGATTTGTTATCGTTGCAGGTATAGTTATATCATACACCACACCTGCTCTTAAATATATCCCTACATGTGTTAATGATGTGTGCATTTATTGTCCTCCTCCTTATTAAACAAGTGCCCCAGGATCACCTGAATCCTCATTCACTTCTTCGGTTTTTTCAACATTGGTAGTAACAGTAGAGTTTATACTTGCTGTCCATGAAGTTGCTGTAGGATTAGCTGCATCCGCAAACAATGCATTTGTAGTATGTTCTTTATTAGTAGGTATAATCTGATCACCAGATATTGAAATTGAATCTGTTTCATAACTAAATTTTCCATCTCTTAAACCCGGCCTAGCTAAACCAGTTATAGCCACCCATGTACCTTTTATAGCTCTACACCTTCTGGTATATTTTTTGCCAACCAATCTACTTAAAACATCAACACCACTTATACTAAGTAATACATAACCAGGATCATCCCAGCAAGGTGATATATTAGCATGTTTAAGAATGCCAGTAAATATCTTATTTGATGCACTACCAGCACCTGCCCATATCTCTACATCCCCTCCAGTAGCACCACCACTTAACTGACCCGCCTCAACTTTTAAAGAGGCATTAAAAGTCGAAACCTGGTTTCTTGCTTTATTTACAGTAAAGGATTGAATAAATGGCGTTTCTACAGTAATACCCCCTACCTTTATTTTGGCCCTTACCTTTACTAGATCAATTGCCATTTTTAAGCCTCCACTGGAATGTTATAAACTGCACAATTAACAATGTCCCCCTTACGTAAAAACTCTGGGCACATATTTACTGCTATTCTATTACCAATACTATCAATTCTTACTTTATAATGGATACCATTACCAAGATCTCCAATAATAGTACCTTTTGCATTTAAAGATTCAGTAGCCTTATAAGTTGGTGCAAAAGAAACACCACTAAACCCCTCTGGTATTTTTGGTCCTTCATTAACAGATATAGTATACGCAGAACTATCAGAGTAAGAATATGTTATACTGTTAATTACACCACCTGAATTTCCATTTGCGCCCAACTTTGGTGTAGCATTAGGACCACAAACATAAGTAGTTTCAGTCCCATCTGTTCCATTCATATAATTATAAAGATTACTTGATATATCAGCTAATTTCCCCTCATCTTTAATAAAAGACAAATTAAGAGTTAAACCTTGGCCACTCCCCATTATGTCCATAGCTTGTTCTAAAGGGGTATCTTCAAAATCTTCTTGAGTAGTTGGGTCTTTATCAGCCACTCCTTCAGATTGATCTATTATGTCACCATTAAAAGCAATCGGTGCAGGAGGATCATCTACAACTACCGCTGCCACTTGAAAATCCAAGCCATCTGCTATATCATAAGCCAAAGACTCGCCAGGATTATCATTCTGATGAGGGTCTGTTACAGTTATAGATGGAGTATTAATTTTAACAAGTGCAAAAATTTCCTCAACTAAAAAACCAGTATTACCCTCAACAGGTAAAATTGATCCATTGTATGAACTTTCAGGATCAAACCCCTCCATACCAATAGATGCTGCCTCACAAAAAGGGTTTATAGTATATGGTGTGTTTTGTCCATATTCCATTGGATCTCCTGGTAGAGAAGATCTAGCAAAAATTACAACAGGGTTAGTCCCGTCACCCTCGGGATAATTAATTACAAATTGGCGACCTTCTTCTAACTTATGCATGCTTTTATTGTAATCATTTATCGTTAAAACACACTTACTATTTTCTTTTGTTAAAGGGCTATTAGGTGTTACCCCAGATTTATGTGAAACATGCATTCCATCTATTTTATAACCATGTACAAAAATCTGTTCAACAGCTACAAATTTATCTACCAGATTTCCTCGTATATCTTCATATCTAAATTCTTCAGGTATAACAATTTCCACACCATCCTCTGTAGCAGCACCCCAACCTTCGACCCAACAATTAGAACTATACCCGCCACTTGCTAAGCGTATTGGCTGCAAAACGCCCATATAAGGCCCTTCACCTTCACCACCACCTTCACCAATTTTTATCGGTATTATTGCTGATTCCTGATTTAGACTAACATTAGTCTGCTTAGTCTTATTATCAGGTAAACTAATAGCAAAAACATAACCTATTATAGACTCAAAAGGCTCAGTAATATCATATAAATTATTTATACCATCATTATATTGAGATTCACCAGAACTCATATGTGGATCTTTAAAAACTATAGTTGCATGCGTGTTATAACCAGGCATGGCACATTGACTAGTAAATTTAGTTAAATTATAGGGAGTTGGTTTTTCGGAGCCCCAGATAGGTTTCCATTCTAAAGGTTTTCTAACAGGTAAACTTTTACCTCCATGTACCATTACCCCAACACAACCCTCTATATATGTGGAAGATTGTATTTCATAGTATACATCAGATATACCTGCGCTACCCTGGCCAATAGCTATAAACTCAATTTCTCCTTCTTCATTAACTGACACTTCATATATCGAAGAAAATCCAGAATTAGCTGAATCTTCTAATAAAGACAATTTAATTACTTCTAACGCATCCATATGATTTATATCTAAACCATCTAACGAGCCACCAGCGCCGCCCAGCGAGGAAGGTAAATTAAAATAGTTCACCACTTCTTCTGCTAAACTACCAGTAGAACAAGGTTCTTCGTACCCACCCATCAGAGATTCATCACCAAAATTTGCCCACATATTGTTAACAACTTCTGGATTACTATTTGTCATTTCCTACTCCTCAAAATCTTTAATTTACTTTATTTTAGTTAGAGCAGTCCGTGCCATTCTTTCAGCTTCTTGGGCACTCCTATCAGCTCTATTAATTAAAGAGGTTAGATTATTAATTTTAACATCAGTATCAATGCTTAAATCTGTAATTTCAGATCTAACTGAATTCATCTTTTGTTCTGCAATAAAATCCACCTCTTGATTTGTTACACTACTGTCAATAACTGGAGTATCCTCCAAAACTTTTATCCTTGAGTCAAATTGAACATTAGAAGCCATCAATTTATCATTAACTGACATAATTAACTCTTGTAATTTATCATTAGCAGCGGCTCCCGCAGACTCAGGAATAGATGCCTGATCTATACGTACAGTATCATTTTCAAGCCTAGCCGTAACAGTACTATTTTCAAGTCTTACAGTATCATTCTCAAGTCTTACAGTGTTATTTTCAAGCCTTACAGTGTCATTTTCAAGTTTTGCTATAACCGTATCATTCTCAAGTCTTACAGTATCATTCTCAAGTTTTACTACAACGGTGTCATTCTCAAGTCTTACAGTGTTATTTTCAAGCCTTACAGTGTCATTTTCAAGTTTTGCTATAACCTCTTTAGTATTTAATTCAACAGTATCATTATCTAATTTAGCATTAAGTGTTATATTTTTTAATTCGTTTACTATACTTTTCATATCAGTACCATTATTCAAAGTATTACTAGCTATATTAGATGTATCCAAAGTAGGTGTATTTTTGGGTAATACCATTTCATCTTTTTGTAAAAAGTAATTACCGGTTTTAGGTACACTGTCTGTACCTAAATGAAGTGGTGGATTTGACCCATTATTAACATTATCATAAAACTGGCGAGCATTAGAGTTATAGACTGGGTCTTGATCAATATGAGTAGCAACATGTCCATGTTCTTCTGGTCTTCTCTTTCTTTCAGACTCTTTAAGAAATTTTTCAATCGCACCTGGTTCCAGATATTTTCTAAGTTCCCATATATCATAAAACCCAATATTTTTATCATATTTCATCTTTTCTAATCTATCTGTAACCTCTCTAATTTTTCCTCCCCTTTTCTCTACATCACTGGTAAAAACTACAGATTTGAAAATATCGTTAAAAGATTTCAATGCACTAGATCGCATAGTATATCCTGGACCCACCATATTTTTATCTTCATATTCTTTTAATTGTTTATCAGTTAAAAGATCTTTCACATGCAACTCTTTAAATAATGATGGATCAGTGAATATGTTTCCACCTTTTTTATGAACACTTTCCATTAATTTATAAATACGCATTCCTCGCACTAATAGTTCTTTATCTCTTTCTAACTTCTCTCTTTCATCTTTACTCAAACTGTCTGATTGTAATTTATCATTAAGTTCAAGAGATAAATCCTTCATTCTATCACGTTTTAAAGTATAAGTATCAAGTACACTACGTTTTTTCTCTTTACCTGAAGAATAACTTGGATGAACACCTTGAAAACCAGTATAAACCTTTCCTCTTTCTTGAGACGGTACAAAACCTTCAGGTCTATAAGCTTTATTCTTAATTTGTTCCCTAACAAAGTCCTCCATAAAAGCCCTCTTTGTTAATCTACCTACTTTAATCCCATCAACCTCCATAGTACGACTACCGGTTAATCGATTAAGATCTCCTATTTTACCATCCCTTAAAGATTTTCCATATTCAGATTCAAATTCATCAGACCTTAAGTATTCTCTTGTTTTTGCATCTTTTGCTAATCTTTCTTTAAATTCTTCAGCCCTAGCATTAGCATCTGTTACTCTTAATTGAGCACGCTCTTCAAGTACACGTTTATTTCTTCGCATAGTAGCAGTAGCTGTATCTTCGCCCCACAATTTGGAAATTTCATCCTCATTATTCTCTTCAAAAATTCTCGGGCCTGGCCAGGATTTTCCATAAAACTTATTTACAGCATCTTTAAATTCACCAGGAGCATCTATACGATCTGGATCACCGGACATAGTATGTTGAGCGAATAATTCTGCATAAGCTTCTGACGGTTTAGTAAAACTAATTGGATAACCTGCCAACTCATATGATATGTGAGGAGAAAGGTTTTTCATTGGGATATTTCTCAATATATCTTTGATAGTTGCCATTTTTCTCGGATTTTGTATACTATCTACTCCTGCTTTACGATGCCCTAATTCATGTAAAAGAGTCATTATATCTTCTTCACTTAAATACGACTTATTCCCAGATAACTTTTTACTGTTAATAAGAGCACTAGATATATAAGAACCATCTTTAACACCGGCCGGATCGTGTAACCCTCTTGCCTCATCACTCCATTTTTTGAAATCACTCTCATTAAGATTACCATCAAACAGCCCAAGTGTAAGACCTTTAGCAGCTTCAGGGTATCTTTCTAAAAACTTTTCAATATAAGGAGATAATTGGTTATATTTATCTAAATTAAAATAATCATTCTTTTTATAATTGAAATTAGTCCCTGGATATTTTTTAGACAACGCTTTATTTTTTTCATCTATTGATTTAGCTACAAATCCCCCAGAAGCAAAAGAAGGCAAGCCATCTATCTTAGTTCTCGGATCAATGTCAGGCCATTTTTTGCTATGAAATTCTTCTATAGACTCTTTGAGTTCTCCAGAAGCATCTATACGATCTGGATCTCCAGACATTTCATGTAACGCAAAAATCTCTGCATACCTTTCCTCATTAGAATTATCTCTACCGTATGGAGTAAGATTTTTTTTCGGTATACCCCACAATCTATCTAAAACACCTATTCTTTTTTCTGGTGAGTACCTTTGGTCTATAAAATCTTTACGATGGCCAAACTCATGCATTAAAGTACTAATAGGATCGTAAGCGTAACTATCATATAATCTTAATGGACTATTTTTATCAAAAAGAGAACTACTGTTTAGAAGAACTTTAGACTTTCTATTAATACTACCATCCGAATTCCTCATTACATTACTTGCAGCATGTGCCCCAAGACGGGTTGAATGTTTGAAGTCTTTAAGATCATGTCCTTTAGGCAAGTTCCCATCAAATAATCCAATTGTTAATCCATCTTGTATTTCTGGATACTTATCTAATATCTTTTCAATATATGGGGCTAATTTGTTATATTGATCCAAATTAAAATATTCATTGTCTTTAAAATTAAACTTAACCCCTTTGTATTTTTCTGACAATGCTTTATTTTTTTCAGATATCGACCCAACTTCCCCACCTTCAGCAAATTTCGCAAAGGGAGGTATTTTACCTGTATTATTCATATAAGCAAGTGCATCAATACCTAATTTTTCTACTGAATCAGCTTTCAGAACAAATTCACCGGTACTAAGGCGTGCTAAAACAGAATCTGATTCTTGATCACCTTCGCCTGAAACCTTACCGTTTACTGCATGAGCTTTAAGTATTTCATTATAAGTAGGTTTGGCCAAACCACCAGGGGCTCTTCCTACAGTAAAAGGTTTTTCCTGGTTAGGTGACTCATCTTTATCTGGAAGTTTAGAAGACATTTCTTTAATGCCACTATATATTTTCTCTAACCAACCTTCGCTTTTATCATCATCAGTAAAAGGTTTCGAATAGTCTGATTTAACTTGAGCAATAGTATCCTCTTTACGTATTTTTTCCAAAAAATCGCCCCTACTAGGCCCTGATACAGTACTTTTTACAGCACCTAAAGCAGTCTTACCTAACCAAGAAAAATCAGCCATACTTGGCATCATAAAATCAAATGCTTTTTTAACGTAGCCTAAAGATTTAAGTGTGGCATTCAAAGGCTTAAGCAACGTGGGAGTGCCTTCTTTTTCGTCTGAACGATCAGCCTCTGAAGAAAATTTGCCTGAATAAGCTGCAGCTGGAGAAAGTGAGGCTGCACCAAACACTGCTAATGCATATTTAGGATTAATCATTGTTTTAATAACATCAAGTATACCTTTGTTTAGATCTTCAGCAACTTCACTAGGAAGCCTCTTCTTTGGACTTAACTTTGCTTCACCAATTAGGTCAAATGGGGCTAAAAATTCAGCCTCTGGTCTTCTAGAATATTTTTTTTCTAAATCAGTTTTACTATCTAAAACATCTTTTTCAGGAGGGCGTTCTCTCATAGGTACTGCCTTTAGCTTTCCTTCAATCTCTGCTACTACAGCCTTTGCAACATCATACGGGGTTTCTCCCCAACCTTTATCACCTAATGATTTTGCTATAAGCTCTAGCCAGGTATTAGAAACGTCTATTTTTTCAAGTACACCTGAATTCTTAATAGAATCAAGAAGGTCTTTAGCATTTCCTGTAAGATTTTTACTTATAGTATTCCTCCATTGCCCTATAAAATCACTTAATAAACTCTCTGCATTAAGACCTGGACCACGACGTTGTACATCTGGCCCCTCTTCAATAGTTTTTCTTCTAGATTTTAATTCATATTCTCTATCCTCACGCTCACTTTCAGATAACTCAGCAACTGCAGTATCAAACTCTTTTAATTTTTCTTCTTTAGAAATTTCCACTTGAGCAGCTTTCATTATAGATTCTAATTTTCTCTGTGTTTCAGTATAAGGTTTAATATTATTCTCATTAATTTGACCAGAAAATCTTAATCTTTCCATATCCATAGCAAACTTTTCATAAGGGGCCATCCTGTTTCTAAAAGAGTCAATACTTTTACTATATTTATAATTCTCTATATCCTGCTTTCTTTGTTTTGGCAGATTAATATATTCCATTAATACTTCAGTTTTTTGATCACCACTTAAATTACCTCTTATAATCTGATCCATAAGTTCAGACTCTCTCAAATCATATTGAGTAGATTCTAAATTTTTTAAAGAAACTCCAGATCTAATACCTTTAAATTTTTGGGCTTCAGATATAGCAATAGGAGCATCAGGGTGAGATCCTCCGTATAATTTATCCATACCTTCAAAATAAGCACCTAATCTATCTATTTGTCTAATAGCCGAATCTACATTTATAGATTCCAAAGATCTACGTAATTCATAAAAGGCATCTGAATACTGAACGAACGGGTTCAGATTTTCCCCAATATCTAAAAGAGCCTCATTAGCTAAAGCGGCTGAAGCTTCGACACCATCTAGAATAATCTTAAGATTTTCTAAAGAAGTATCTTTTTGAGCCACTGTTTCTGGGTTGTCTGGTACAAATTTAGTTAATTTGTATATGTCTTCTTCTAAAATAGGAATACGATCAGCAAAATTATCCCTTACTATAGCAAGTTTTTTATAGTCAGTTAATATATTCTGTAAAACTTCACTGCCTTCCGACCAAATACGTTGTTGCGTACTCATTTTATCTTTAGATAATGGGAGATTAATGTCCCCACCATACCCAACTAAAGCATTTCCAACAGCTAAAGTGGGTTTAAATTTTCTTTGTGTATCAAATTCATTAATAGCAACCCTAATTTTTTTAGTAACATCCTCAAGAATCATAAGTTTTTCAGTAAAACTCATCATTGATGCTATGTTGTCCTGTATAATAGACTGTACTTCTTGCTCAGCCTTAACCCTTTCTATAGTAGCTTTTTCAGTAGAAGTCATTATCTCTCCTGACTCTTTAATAGCTTTATTTAAAGCTAGGGCTTTATTTTCAAAAGATTCTGCCACATCTACAGCACTTATTGGTAATTTTGATCCTTCACCCTTCTCATCCACATAATCTTTTGGGTGTTTCTCCCTGTCCATAGCAAATAACTGATCAAATTCTTTAGCATTTTTTCTAAATAGCTCAGCCAATGCTCTAGCTTGATCTGCAGCTATTGCTGTATTCTGTGATAATTCTACAGAAAAACCCATTTGATTAGAAGCATATCCTGCTAATGTAGCACCAGCTGCACCAACAAGTGTACCCAGAGCTTTTTTAGCGATGCGATCTGTTTTACCAGCTTTATAAGACTCTTGGGCATCTTTTATAAGTTTTTCTACCTTTATTACATCAGAAAGGTCTTTTAGGGATTCAGTTTTAGATTTATCAGATTCTGGTAATTTATCTATTTTTTTAGATTTAATCCTATCCTGCATCGCAGCTAAAAAATCTAAAGCATCTTTTCCCCAGGCTTTTTTCTGATCCTCTCCTATATCTTTAAAAGATTTACCTTCTGCCATAGCTTCCTGCATTTCTTCCATGGAACCTTTAGCTTTTTCAAAAAACTTAGGCAGTTCTTCACCAAACACAGCCGAAATAACCTTAGTTAAACCATACACACCAGTGATAGCTGTCATTGCTTGCACAGTTTGTGCTGGGGTGGCCTCCATTTGTTGAGTAGCGTTAATAGCAACAGAATTTAATGCAAATAAATCCCTAGCAGTACCATAGATATATCTATCTAACTTTGATTCATCGAGAACTGTTTGGTTGGCTTTAATTTTTTCATCTAAACCTTCCAGCCTGGTGTCACCTTCCAATGGTTTATTAATTCTAGTTAATTCTATAACTCTGGCTTTACGTTGATCCTTGAGATCAGAAACAATTTTGGTAAATTCAGCTACTTTTTTATCAGACTCCACATTAGCAAATTGTGATTGTATTGTTGCAAAAACTGTGGCTTTGTTAATACCTTTGACCAAACCAGAAACTTCATTCCGTTCTTTACCTAAGGCTTTTATAAAATTACCATACTCCTTACTCTCATATATACTTTTAGCTATATCAGACTTTGGGCCACTTGATTTTGTCGATCTTTCTATTACATTAATTAATTTATCAGGCGTCATACCCATACCAGTAAGAGCACGACCCATATACTGTCCTCTATTTAAACGACTACCTGGTATGTCACTATTAAGAGCAAACTCCTTAGTAGTCCTCTCAATACCAAAACTATTCATATATTCAGCTAAAAACTTATTAACAATATTATCAATCCTAGCAGCCACCTTACTATTAGCACCAGAACTAACAACTTCGTCATCCCTTATGGCCATTAGGTTCTGAATTCCCTCAACAAACTTACCTTTGTGCCAGCCTGACTGGATACCCTTAGTAGAGAAAATTCTTTCATGTTCAGTTTGTGGTGCTGTTTCAATTGCCTTACTTAATGCCTTATTAGTACTTAAAATAACTTCTTTGGTTTCTTCATCAGGAGCGGATACAACACCTATTAAAGTGTCAAGCTTTTCAACCATTGTTGACGTATCATCTTTCACCCTGTGCACAGCTGTAACTATTTCTGTAGCTCCTCTATCCCCACCTGTACGCTCTTTTATTTTATTCCATTTGCTAAACTGCTCTTCTGTCTCAAACCTTCCGCCCCAAGCAGAATTAACGTCCTTTATTTTTTCAAGATCCTGGGCAGTTGAAGCAATTTTTATAAGTTGTTCATTGTAACCTTCCAACCTCTTTTCAGAAGTTATCAAATCTTTAACCATTTGTGAATAAGAATCATTATTTAACAATGTACGTTGTTGTACATTTAGATCCTCATAATCTCTTATACCAACATCTACAGAATCCAATCCTTTAGATATACCCTTTAGATAACCTGCGGTATTCTTTTGCACAATCTGCCTATTCTTCTCGGCCTGAATATTTTTTTCTACTTCATCTCTAGTATTATAAAGTTCTTTACCTAGATCTACCAATGCCGCCCTAAATTGAAAAGTTGCTTGATTATTTTTTATCAAATCTTGATATAACTCAATTTGTTCAGCTTTAGCCTCTCCATAAATAGACTTATCCGGTTCAGAAGTACTGGCGCGCACCTCATCCAACAAACTCTTATATTTTTGAATTGGTTTATAAAGACTATTAATAAAATCATCATCCCAACCTTTTTTATAAGAAACTTCTTTAGACAACTCACCGGTTCTCATATCATAACCCATAGGGGTCTGTAACAGTGTATTAGTACTTATCCCACTAAAAAATCTTGCTCCTAAATCAACCTCTCTCTTTTTAAGCATTTTATCGGACAGCCCGGGAATACCTGCCGCAGCACCAGTAACAAAAACATCTAATTTAACTAACTCATCTTCCATCTTATTTATCATTTCTCTGACTGGAAAAACAGCCTTAACTATACCATCGATATCAGAACTATCTACAGAATCAGTCATCATTACTTCTTTGAGGGTCTCGTTAAAATACTTAAATCTTACCTTATCCCCTTCAACTATAGTATCAAAAGCCTGATTACTAGCTATATTGTATTTATCAGCAAATTCATCCGTAAAAGCCACATAATCACCTGCTTTCAAATCAACTTTTCCAAAAGCATCAGGTAAACGTCTCTTTATACCAGATTCTTCAAATTTGGCCATAGTAAGATCAGCTATAGGTGATATAACACCAGAAAGTTCAGGTTTTAGTTTTTTAAAAACTTCAGAAGCTAATACATCTTCAGTACTAACTCTGCCTTTTATGGTTGGCTCATTTAATTCAACAGAATAAGGAATAACTACCTCTTCAAAACCTTTTAGTATTTTAGGGTTAGAAAGCATATCTACCACACGATCAGTATCTAAACCTTCTGCAGATATATTATCTATGGCTTTCTGAAATTCATCAATCTGATCTGAATAGTGTTCAGTGGCTTTAACTAAAGCTTTACTTAAAGACTCTAAATCTTTATCAAAAGCTTTTGTAAATGGGTTCTCTCTTCTAGCTATATTCAAACGATTCATTTCGTCTTGGACTATAGATAAAGCTTTTTTAGGGCCTAACTTTATCTGATCCTCAAATAAGCCTCCCACTAAAGGAATCTCTTTAGACACATCCTTCCAAAATTTCTTCTTATTTTGTACTCCACCAGTTTCTGTAAGATCTTCAGCAAACTTGCCAGCTATATCCACATAACGCATAGAGGTTTGCAACTTTTGCACTTTTTCAAGTTCTTTTAAATAAGATCTTATCTTTTCTGTATCATATACTTCAGCATTACCAAACTCATCAAAACCAGCTACTAATTCCGGTGCTATTTTTGCCAAATCATTTTGATAATCTCTAAATTCACGGGCAACTCTAACTCTTTCTAATAGTGGGCTCTTATATTCATCCACTGAAATCTTTCTTCTTTTCTCGCCTATATCCTTACTATAAACTGGTTCTTCTATAATATTCTTTCTTTTTTCAGATAATTTATCGTATCTACCTATTAACTCATCCAAAACATCTAACTGTTTTTCTTCTGAAACAATAATATCATATTGAGCTTCCTTATAATCTTCTGCACTTTCAGCTAAAGTTTTAAAGGACTTTACAAGACTAGGTAAAGCAAGTGCCCCGATTGTACCAAGAGCTAAAGAAGGTACTGCTGCTTTTACCAAACCAGTATTTTCAGATGCAAATGTATCCAAAAACCCTTGGGCTTTTTTGGACACATTTTCTCCAACCCATTTAGTAGTATCACCAAAAAAATCTAAAGGAACTGAAGCAGCAGTAGTACCAACTGCTATTATCTCATCAAGTATCCCAGGGATGGGAGCTAAACCAGCAATCATACCGATTTTGGATAACATATTTGATATTTTTTCTGCCAACTCACCTATTGCTGAAGTAGCTTTCCCAGTTTCATCTGTGGTAACACCAATAAAATTATTTATCCCCTTAAAAGCCGACGCTGTTAAATAAGCCATATCCCCAACAGAAGATTCAAACTTATTAAATCCATTTGCTCCGGGATCACCTATCTTATTCAAATTATACAGCGCGGAATTGGTTTCTTTATTGCCTATACCTAAACCTTCATATAACCCACGTTTCATATTTAACTTAAAGCTGTCCTGAATTGAGCCCATAGAACTTCCAACACCACCAAATATATCACTAAACTTATCCAATAATCCCTGGCCTTTACTTATATAAGTATATAAACCTATTAATGCTGCTGTAACAGCTTTTATTGGACCTGGAATATCATTTACAACTTCAACAAACCCTCTCAAACCTTTTAAACCGGTTTTAAAGGTAGGTAATACAATTTTACCTATAGAAATTTTAAGCTCCGAGAAAGCGGCCTTAGTCTTTTCTAATTGCTTAGTATAAGTTTTCATAAGGGCTAAATTTCTTCGTTCAGCTGATCCTTTAGACTCAATACTGTTTTTAATACTTCTTTGAGCTTCGCCCCAATTATCCATCAAGGTTAAAAGTGCATTATATTGTCTAGTTCCACCAATAGCTTGAGAAATATTAAGTTTTTCAGCCCTTGTTAATTCATCCCATTTAGCAGCAAGTTCAGACAAAATATCAAATCCAGCTTTTAGTTCTCCTTTATCACCAAGGATATCAATGCCCTGAGCTTTTAAGGCTTTAGGGCCTTTATCAGTTGTCAACCTTCTAAAAATAAAACGTAAAGAAGTACCTACCTCTTTACCAGTCTGACGAGTTACAGAACCAATAGCTGCAATCATACCATTCAATTCATCAAAAGTAAAACCAGCGTTCCTACCAGCCGCAGCTGATTTTTTAATTGCATCGGCTAAATCCCCTGCCTTAATGGCCGCTTTAGACTCAACATTACTCCAGGAATCAAGAAACCGCATAGATGACTCACCCTCTTGGCGGAAAATCTTCATGGCAGCTGTTAAAGCTTCAGTAGCACCACTAGAATCAAGCTCTGTTATATTAGAAGCAACTACAGAAGTTCTAGTCCTGTCTATAACCTCTTCTTGCCCTAAACCCTGTTGAGCATACACCCTCATACCTTCCAACACATCTTCTACCCCTACACCATAAGATTTAGCAAAAGATATAGCAGACTTTTGCATTTTATCAAAATCAGTAGAAATTGGACTCATTACCATAGATAGTTTTGCCATTGCATATTCAACTTCAGCAATATGACTTAAAGTATCCTTTAATTCCCTTATACTACCATAAACTAAAGAGGCGGCAGCACCCCATTTAACAACACGCTCTATAGCAACAGAAAAAGGCCTTTTGCCGGCCATCATCTCCTTAATAAGATCGCGATGTTTTTCATTAAACCTGCCGATTTTTTGACCAGTTTCAGTCATAACATCACCATACTTTTCAAACATGTGTTTATGGTTCTCTATAACTCTATTGTTTTGGCCAAAAATCTTATAATCATAACTATTAACTGCTCCTTCCTTTGGCCCACCCTCTTCTTCAGGTAAAGAAAACCTCAAACGTTCCATCTCTAAATTTCTTTCGTGCCAAGCCCTTTGCTCATTAGGAAGTAATTCTTTAGGCACAGGTACTACACCAGTAGTTCCTGTACGAAAACCGCTTTCTCCGGTTTGTGATATATCTATATTGCCATAAAGGTCTTCTAAAACTTTAATCCTTTTCAATACTTTTGTTAAATACTCTTTTTGTTCAGCATCCCACTCATGCAATGGGCCAGTCATGTACTTCTGCATAGCGGCTTTTAATCTAGCTAGCCCTACCCTTAACTGACTAAAGTCCCAAGCTTTAACAATTTCTGGACCTAACTGAGCAACCTCCCTTGCATCTACAATAACTTTAGCAAGCTCTTTATCCATATTAGTAAGCTCAATTAACATCTTTCTAACAGCATCTTGAGGTATAGGGTATTCACCCTCTCTTACATCAACCACTTTATCAAATATAGATTTAAGTTTTTCATTGTCCCCTAACTCAGTCGAAGCTTTCTTAGCTATAGACTGGGGGTCCATATAAACTTTAGCACCCTTTGCAAGTTCAGGTGTCATATATCTCTTATCTCTTGTATATATGTCCGTACCTTTACCTAAACTAGAACGAATGTAATCCTGGAAATTAGCAACTGCCACCTCAAAATCTACATATTTAGTAGATTGGGCTCTTAAATCCCCGCTTTCTTGAGCTTTAGCTAGTTCTTGTTTAGCTTTTTCTATCATTGAAACATAATAATCACCTACAGCCACCCTATATGTCTTCCAAGCTTTATTTACTTCAGTACGACTGATTTTATTTTCATCTACTAATTTATTAACCGCTTCGGTAAATTCAATCCCTTTTTTACCTTCAGATGGTATTTTATCTATAATACCTTTGAGTTCTGGGCGCATGCTATCAAGAGTTGCTGGATCTAAAGATACCCCCTCCTGAGCTTGCATCATTTTTGCAGCTTGATGGAATGCTATTAAGTTTTGAGACACTGGAATAGTTTCATCACCAGATACTCTAGGATTAGCTTTAATAAATTGATCTAAACCCTTAGTCTGATTCCTTGTGGCAGCCCAAAGATTCTTCAATTCATCTTTTGATATACCCCCTCTAGACGGCATAGCAGGAGCACCAACACCATAGGCTTTTCTCTCCCTAATTAATTCGTAATATCTTTTACCTATAGCCATGAGCTCATCTTCAATTTTTTTGAAATACTCTTCGCCTTTATCTTTCCTAGCTTTATCTACCCCTTCAACAGCTTTTTGAGATGCTTCAAATGAACCTGATTTGGCAAACCCTAAAGCAGAATCTTTAACTTTTTCACGAGCAGCTGAAACTGCACTCATATCTGCTTCAAGTCTTTTTTCATCAAAATCAAATTGAATTGCCACAACCTCACTCATAGAATCATCTAAAGCATTATAGAAATGAGCTTCTGCTTTAGCATTTTTATTTTGAGAAGCTAAATATAAATTCAATTGAGAAGCTACCTCATCTAGTTTCTCATTTCTTAAATATTTATTCTTTTTTATATCAGGAATTGCTTTCTTAACATCTTCAAATTTAATAGATCCACTAGCATCTACAGCATCTTTTAGCTTTTTGAAATTTTCAGGACTCACTGTCTTAATATCAATAACTTCCTGAACTACACCATCTAAATCTTTCCTTAAAACATCAACAGTACCAGTGATTAATCCAGCTTTAGGGTCTTCATATTTAACAGGTTCTTCAGTATAAGTTTTCAAACCTGATATTTTTGCTGCCTTGTATCTAGGTTCAAGTTTTGCATGCATAGCTGTTCCTCTTAAAGAGGAGGCATCTAAAATAGCTTTATCTTCTTCAGCACCAGCCATAACTGCAGCTATCTCATCTATTTGGTTACGGCCAGCCCCACCTTTAAGTCCACTTGCTCTATATTTAAACTCATAAGTTGTATCCTTAAGTTCGTTTAATCCACCAGTTAATTCAGAAGCAATTTCTCGGGCACGTTTAATATCCTTTATTAAATCAGATGTAAACATTGGATGATCTAATTTACTTGTATGTGGAGACATTGAAGCATTAACACCTACCCCAGAGCCTCCAATAATAAGACCAACACCATTTTCAATACTAGCAATATGTACTGGAATAGGACCTTCTCCTGATAATAAACCGCCAGAGCCACCCATACCATGATATCTCTTACCACCGCCAGAAGCCATGCCTGGAGTCCCGCCTATCCCTGGAGGTTGCTGGCCATAACCAGTGATAGTAGTTGCATACATATCTCTAGCTTGATCTAAAATCTCTTGCCTTCTTGAACTAGATAATTCAGATTTAGATTTTCCAGGAGGAACAGTTTCACCAAACATATTTTGTACAAATCTAGATTCTGTAGCTCTAGCTTTAGCAGCCCTTAATATAAGATCAGCTTGTGCAACTTTAATTACATCACGTAGAATTTGTTCCGTCTCTTGTTCAACTAATTGATCATATTTTTCGGGGCCTCCTTTGTAGGTTTCTCTCGAATCTTCTCTCATAGCTACACGTTGTTCAGCTGCTACTGCAGCACCTTCAAGGTATTTCTTACGTATACGTGCTTTAGATTCTGTACCTAAACTAGGAACACCCACTATTCTACTATATTTTTCAAGGTATTTTTCTGAAGCTTTATCACTAGGTTCAGAAAACACATCTCTTGTAAACTGATGACGTGTTGATTTACCTAAAGCCCTATCTAAAACACTAGAATCCATTAAACCTTCTTCTTCATTTAATTGAGCTACAAGCCTTTTAATTTCCTCACTATCTGACTTTACATTATCTATAGCACTTTGGACAAACATAGCATAACTACCTTTGTCACCTGAATCATATATATTAAAATTTGAAAACTCGTCTTTTAGGTTTCTAGCTAATGCTTTAGCTTCTTTAATTTTTTTAGTATATTCTTTTAATTCATCAGGTTTACCTTTAAATCTACCTTCTAGAAAGGAAGCATCCACATCACCATATTTATTCTGATATTCCCCTCGTTGTTTATACAAAGAAGAACCCATAGTTCTATACTTATATAACGGCATTAATCCACCCTCAGCCATACCTTTAATATCTAATCCACCGTCTTTCATTTGTGTAGCTATGGTATCTTTAGCGAATTGTTCAGGGGTTTTACCCTTTAATTTTTTACTTCTTGTTTTAATATCCCATGATTTAATCTGCTCAATTATTCCATCATAAGCTGCTTGCTCAACCTGTCTGGTTATTTCTGATAAAAAATTAGTAAGATTTAACTTTTCTACAATATAAGTCTTCAAGGTATCTCTATCTGCATATGCTAATCCAGCAGTCTCTGGATCTTCCCCCCTACTAGTAGCTATTTTAACAGCGTCTTTCCTTATGTCCTCAGTAGAAAGGCCCCCCATTCTTCTTTTTAAAGCAGTTTCATTTACTTCTTTTAAAGATTTTATATCGGCATAAGAATCATCTTCATTAATCTTTTTTACTAAAGTTTCCAGGCCAGTCTGCCCTTGTGTTAAAAGTTCATACATTTCAGTAGCAATAGGAACTTCGCCTGCATGTTTAACATCCATACCTTTCTGAAAAGCAACACGGATAATTTCATTCATCATAGTATGAAGCTCATTACCCATCATATCTGAATCTTTACTCTTAAAAATTTTCAAATCTTCAGGAAACATTTCAGATAGAGATTCTGAAGGATTATAATCTAAACCTAAACGCCCTTTACTAGGAGTACCAATAATGCCTTTTGATCCAAAACCCAGACTTCTTTCAAATATTTTAAGGATTCTATTAAGAGCTTCAGTATCAGGACCAGTATTTATTTTAAATAACTGGGCATTTATTGTGTTTAAAAACTTTGACTCAAAGAGCCTATCTCTAACAGAAGCCTCAAGTATTTTAGATAACCTACTATCGGCCTTCTCAACTGTAGTTAGTAATTTAGAAATATATTCTGAATCATCTAGTTTCTTACCAGAGGCATCCACAGTACTAACATTAGAAATTATATCATCAAGTTTAGATAACTGTCCTTGATCTCTTATTACCGCTGATGCTGCTTCATTTAAAGCAGTTACTGGTCCACGTGGTTTTCCAGTTGCCGCCGATGGGAAAGAAGATAGAATACCTAACCGTTCTTCTTTGGATAAATATTCCAGATCTTCTGTTAAAAAGGGCTTTTGTAAGAAACCAAAACCTTCAGACTCTTTAAACTTTTTATTAAATGCCATCGCTTGTTCAGCAATAGGATATTTGCCGGTAGAAGGTACCATAGCATCATATGTAAAATCATCCCTAAGAACTTGTGCTGTGGTTCCCTTGTTAATATTATAATCAATAAGAGTTTTAAAATGAGTTTCTATCTCTTTTCTGGCTTTAGCTGTTTTTGCGGAATGAATTTCTATTTGATCTCCATCAAAATCAAGTTTTTGTTGATGTGCAATGTATTTTGGTATAGCATCTGATAAAACTTGAGAAAGACGATCAATAACAATATTTAACTTTTCTATTTTATCTGTATCAGGAGTAATTTTTTTCCATTCTTTCTCCCTCTCACCTCTTAAAGACTCAATATTTTGTTCTACAGAACTTTTAACTTTATCAAAAGCCTGGAAATCCATTTCAGGGATACCTGGTACTATCAGAGAATGTTTCTCAAACTGTCTTTCACCTTTTTTAGGTTTTAAAAGTTTTGCTTCATATGGTTGTACAGAAGATATCCCCGTAAAAGGATAACGAACACTTTCAACATAAGGAGTTAATTCAGCTTTAATGTATTTCTCAACTTCCCCTCTAATCTCGTCTTCTACTTTTATAGTCTTTTTTCCTACCTTTAAGCCTTTTTTACTTAAAGCTTTTTTTAACTTATCCCTATGCTCAAGTAAAACGTCTAGAGTAGTGTCTTCTTTTGTACCTTTTTCATCAAATTTAAATTCCCCAAGTTTATAGTCAAATGATGCCTTTCTATTAAATTCCACAGGTAGTTTTTCTGCAAGCTCTTTAGGAACACCAAGCTCATGTTGTTTTAATACAGGTAAACCTTTGTCTTTAGATAACTTTCTAATATCTTCAGAATGTTCAAACCTAACTTGGCGTAATTCATCTGCTGCTTCTTCAAGGCCCTTTAAACTAGTTTCTATACCTAAATTGCTAGCCCCTTCAGCAACATCTCTCAAAGAATCTTCCAAAGATTTAAACTCTTTAGTCTTATCTACTACAGCAGTTACAGCTTTACTCATTATAGCTGGGACTTTTCTGGTAAATACAAATTCTTGAATTGAACCGGTTTTACCAAGGACCGTCTCTGCTAAAGAATGATAGTATTTAATTTTAGCTTTTTCTAAACTATCAAGAGCATTATTTATAATCTTATCCTCATCACCTTCTGGAGGGGTAATACCTAATTTTTTGGAAAACTGCTCTAAAGCATTCTGTCCAAGAGCTACCTTCTCAGTTAACATAGAAGATGCTTCTTTCCTTTTTTCAGATGAAGATCCTTTAGGATCAGCACCTATTATAACATCAACTACCTGGCCTAAAGTATAGTATAAAGCTTCCCCTACATTTTTTTCACCAGCATTTACTTTAGCCATTTGAGATGATCTTACATTTTCAATATATTTAGCAGCATCATTCCATTGGTTATAACCTATAGTTAAATCTGGATCAGGTTTGTACCCAGAAATTACAGGCATTAAACTATCAATAATATCTTGTATAGCTTGTGCATCCCCTTGAGGTGTCATTTCTTTTTTAGGTGTACGTTTAGCTATTTCACGTGCCTCTTCACGTAGTTTATTTATGTTAGATTTAACTCTACCTATAGTCCTATCTTTCCTAACACTACCTTCACCACGCTCTTTAGAATTCATTAATTCATCTACTTTTTTAGCAGCATTAACAACCTGTTGTAGTCGTCTAGAAATTAAATCTAGGCCCCTTTCACCAGCAATAGTTGGTTCAGGATAAGTACTTCTGGCTATTGCTCCAGGAACATAAAAAGATTCTCTTTTGGACGGGTCCATTGTACTAGGAATAGATAAATCTACTGGGCCTGGAAACTTATCAGCATCTAATATTGTATCCGATAAACTTCTAGATTCATCTAAACCAGGAACAAAAGTACCAGTAGATTTAGTAAAAGATTTTAAAGAACTTACATCTACTTTTTTTGCAGACGATAACAAGTTCTTACGCATCTCTGCTGATTCTTCATTAAGTACTTGAAGTGCTTTTATATATTCCCAATGTTTTTTAGATTCTGTAGGTACATTCCCCAACATGTCCTTCATAAATTCAGACTGTTCACCAAAAATAGAGGCATATGCTCCAAACGCAGGGATATTCAACCTCTCACCCTTTATTTGTTTCTCAATATCCTTCTTTGACCATTCATCATATTTATGCGGATCTTCAACTATCTCTACAAACTTGGAACCAACAAGGCCTTTTCTGGCATCACCGAATTCATCTATAACACTTGTATAATAGTTAGATCTTGCCTCCAATTCAGCAAGTTTGTCAGCTTTTTCTCTCAAAACATCTTCTGCTGAAGCTACAGCCTTTTGATATTCAGACTCTAACTTATCAGGATCTATTGAACCAGACATTTCTTTGGTATAATCTTTTACAAACTGATCTCTGTCTATTAAAGAGACAGTCCCACCCTTTGTTTCTTTTGACATAAAAGTCTCAAAAAGATCTTTACTAATCTGACTCTTATCTTTACCAGCCCCTTCAAAACCTAAAGCTTTACTAAATTCACTTAAACTTGGAAACTTTTTGGGATCTTCTTTACTGCCAGTGGCTGTACCTAATAAACTTCTATAAACTGACTTATCAAATTTATCCTTAACAACAGTAGACCCAGTCTCTCCAGCAGAAATTACATTATTCATTATAGTCTCTAGAGTTTCCGTCTGTAGTCCACGTTTAGCAGCTCCATATGAGCTTATTCTTATATCTATAGGCTTCTCCTCAAAAAGTTTAGCATCTTTTTCACCTATCTGTGTTTTATATAAAGACTTTATCTGATTTATACCTTCTATATTTTTATCTATCTCGCCGAGATTTAAAGTCTTTAAAGCGTTATTTATTTTATTAAACAACGTTTTATTAAGTTCAGCTTCATCTGAAGTTACAACCCCTAAAGAAGCATCTGTAAACATATCCATAATAAATTTATTGCCTGATTTTAATAGATTTGTTTGCAACTCACCAACTTCTACACCAGTAAAACCTTTAGATTGAAGTTCACTTGCATTTTTTTCAAGAATTTCATCAAGTAGCTTACCCATACTCTTTGGCAAGACCGCAGTACCTAAACCAGCCTTTTCAGCTTCAGACTTTGAAAGTACTTTAATCTTTTTGTCAGGAAATTCTTTTAAAATTCTACCAAATTCGGTGCCCTCTCCTTGAGGAGTAACAGAGACACCCTTTGAACCAAATCTGGTAGTAAATTTTCTACCATAGTAATTCAAAAAAGTTTCAGCTAGTTTAGCAGTCTGAACATTAAGTTCTTTACCTCTCACTACAGTAATCATCTTACCTACATCTTTTATAAGAGCCTCATCAGCTCTCCCTTTATATTCAGACTTAACACCAAGAACTTCCTGAAAAACTCTATCAGCATCACCAACTAATTTAACTAGCTTTTTTGCTTCTATATTAGATACCGCAGCAGTATCAAGATTATCAAGAAGACCTGAATTTGCCAGATCCCCCAACCTACCTAACCCATCAGGACCTACAATAGTCTTAACAGATTCAGTCATAACATCCGCTAATTTACCTGAAACAAGTATCTGATCTTCAAAAGTACTGGCTGTGTTTCTTAATTCAGCAATAACATTAAAACCATAACCCTCTCCCCCATATCGGCCAGAAGAAATTAATGAGTCTTCTTTTTCTGATCTTAATTTTGGAAAATCAGTGCTCTCCATACCGACTTTAAAAGCCGACATAGCATTTGTTGTACTAGCGATATTACGCCCTAATTGCTGAAATTGTGCCCCAAAAGGAGATATTTCAGCAAGATTATCAGTATACATTTTTAAATTAGTAGCATTAAAAGTACCTAAATATTTAGTATCTTCATTTCTAGCAGTTTTTCTATATTCATCTAGAGTTGCTGCCTGAGCTTCAGGAACCCCTAAACTAGAAATATTCTTTATATGTTTAGGAAGGCCACGAGTTTCACCCAATACCTCATTATTTTTGATAAAGTCTCTCAAAGAAAGATTAAGATCTCTAATAAACTCTTTCTGTTGATCTGAAGTAAAATCAGAAGCCCCTGAGCCTTCACCTTTTCCACCTTCAAATATTGGAGAAGCCATAGACATGAGATTAATAACACGTTCTTGATGAGCATATCTACGTGGTTTTTTAGGATCAGCTATAGGAATTGTACCTACTAATTTACGCATGTAAGTTTCGTAATCACGTATATTTCTATCATAACTTGGATTAGCAGCTAATGCTACTAAAGGACTACTTTTAGGATCTCCAGCACCAGATATTAACTTTTTGAACATCTGATATATATCTTTAAATTCTACTTTCTCCATACTTTTAGCAACATCATAAGCAGAAACCCCTATATTTTCCATTGCTTCCATAAAATTATCTAAACCACCATGGGTTTTTGAAAATGCATCCTCAATTTGTTTATTAAAAGCACTTATATCATCTATTTGGCCTGTTTTCTTTAGTTCAGCCCCTCTAATCTTTGAAGCTTTCCTATATTGGCCTTTAATAAAACCAAGAGCCTCACCCTCTTTACCTGGGGCCGAAGCCAGATCTCTTAACATGTTTTCAGCTAAATTATTAAATTCTGTAAATTGGGAAGGATCTGGACGTATTCCTCCAGATCTAATAGTTTCAGCATATTTTTTATCTAATTTTAAGTTACCAGATTCATGCAGTTTCTCATAAAGCTCTTCAAAACCAGTCTTATAAACAGCAAATTTAGGTATTACTCTTTGGCTACCTTGTGCTGTTTCAAATGTTGCTGCACCTGTAGGGTTTAATCTGGCAGCAGGTAATGATACATTCCTAACAAGAGGACTTTGATCCACACCATTTTGTTCTGTCCATCCACCAGTTAATTTTTGAATTGAATCTATTTCACTAATGGTTTGCTTATAGATACTTTTTAACTGATCTTGGCCCAACTCTGTAACAGCATTTAACATCTTTTCAGAAATTCCGGGACCAGTATCAGTAGTTCTCTTTATTCTAGCTAGTTTTTTAACTACAAGTTCCGGTAAATTATCCCAGGATTTAATCTCGGCTTCAGAAAACCTCTTCATCCAACCACTAATTGCTTCGGGCAAACGTTGTTCGTTTTTAGAAACTAGATTTCTAAAATTCTGCTCTTTAAATTGTTTTATTAAAGATGTAGGTGTGCTTTTTGGATCAAAATCACCGACTGTCCTCCTCAGCCTGTCAATGTCTGCGATTTGCAAAGTCCATTGTTTACCAGACATTTTTTTATTATAACCAGAAGCTATTTTGAAATATTCATTAATATTCTGTTTAGCATGATCTCTTACTATTTTCCACTCATTTCCGCCAATCTTATTGTGTGAAGCTTTAAGCTCTTTATCAAGGGTATCAACTATATATTGCTGTAATTCAAATAAAGATTTAGAAAGACCTTTAACATTCTCACTAACAACCTTTCTAATTTCCTCTCCGCCTTTTGTAGTAACTTCACCATCTCTAGAACTTATCCCTGACATATTTGGATTAATAAGTTGCTTACCATAATTATAATAGTTACTACCTTGTGTTTTTGTATTAAATAAAGGAGAACCAGAAGGTAGACCTTGTGGTAGACCACCTTTAGAGGCCATACCATCCCCAACACCAGACCTTCCAGCTTGTTTCTTCAGTTTCTCTGTGGAATCAGCAATAATCCTAGAGGCCTCAGTAAAATTATTAGCAGTTTCTTTAATACCGTCTTTAATACGTTTAGCTTCTTTGCTTGCAGCCTTACTACTATCAGTAGATCTAGTTTCTACTATATCTCTTACAGAAGAAATAGCATTTTTTACGCCATCACTAACATAAGAAGAAAAAAGTTGGCCATCATAATTTGTGATCCCACCTTCCTTCCTAATTATTGATTTTAAAGATTCAACATCTTTACCTGCGGCCTCTAATTTACTTAGTAGCGAAGCCCCATAAGACTTAACCTCTCTAACTATATCAGAATTATCAGATGCTACCCCAATATTTTTTAATTCTTTCTTCAAGTCTTTAAGAGCATTAACAAGCTCCTTATCAGATGAAGTACTCTTTTTAGAAACTTTATTAAGAAGTCTTTGAGGAGCTTCCTCTAATGCAGAATTGAGTAATTCGAAAGCTTTTTGTACTTCTTTAGGAAAATGCTGATAATTTTCGGAAGAATGCACAGGGGCCATTTCCCGTTGAATCCTAGGTTTTAAATAACCATAATTACGTGATTTTACTTCTTTACTAAATTCATCAAATAGAGACTTGTAGTCTCCTTGCATAGTTGCACTTAAATCATTTAAATTCCCTTTATAATATTTTTTACCTTGAATATTAGATTCAAGGCTCTTTCTATCAGAAGAGTATTTACCAAGGACAGTGAAAAAATTATCAAGCGCTTTTTCTATATTCTCTATTCTTTTGTCGATACCTGCTACAGATTTAGATTCTTTGGTTTTAGCTTCTAAAATTAATTTAGTAGTTCTATCCTTAGTCGCTTTATTTATATATTTTTCTGCAGCCCCAGTATCAGCTACAACAACAGCTTTTACCTCTCTATCAGTTATATCACTATCAATTTTTTTCTTAGCTTCTTTTGTATCCGCTTTAGCAGTAACCTTGAACTCTTTGTCTTTAAATTCGGCCATGGCTTTAAGAACACCAGAATCGTCAAATACAACTTTAACGATAGCATCCGACATTTTAGATATCATTGAATCAAACTGATCTACATATTTCTTCCACTGTTTGCTCTTAATAGCGCTACCATCAATAGTTATTTTAGAGGCTGCTATCAAAACTTTTTCCATCTTATCAATGGCTTGTTCTACACTTCTAATATTTTTAGGGTCCGCACCTTTGATTTGAGCTAATTCAGAAGAAAATTTACTGATAGCTTTTTGTAATGAAGAGATATCAGCTACCCCATTAACCATTTTATCAACAGCTTTAGCCAACTGGGTATTTTGAAGGGCAGGACTAGAATCAAGAGCTTTCTTAAGTTGTCTAGTTATCGCAGCTGCAAATTTCTGTGGGTCCTCTTCGCCTTTAGATCTTACTTGACTAACTTTAGCAACCAAACCTTTTTTAATTTCAGCAGTTAAAGATTTTAATTCAGTAAGTACATCAGAAAAACTTTTCCTATAATCACTGGGTAATTTTTCAATGGCTGAAGAAACTTTCTTTACTGCCTCATGAGTATTTTTTAAATCTTTACCAATATTTTTTGTATTTGAAAGATAAGGTATCAGCTCTTTAAAATCTAAACCGCCACCACTAGTACGAAGGTTTCCAATAGCCTTAATAGCCTTATGTATCTCAGACCCAGAAGCACCTAAAGTCTTTACAGCAGACGACATCTCCTTGACAGCTGAAGTGAAATCATTTGGTATTGATGAGCGTGTAGCTTGTTGAGCTAAAGCTATAATAGCCTTTTCAGTAGAAGACTCTAATTTTATACCTTTTTGTTTAAGAGAAGATAATTGGGAACTCATTATACTCTCAACACGCTTATCCATACTAGCATAAAAAGAAGCAATATTTGGTTGCCTTCCAGCATTTCCTGTAGAAGTACCATACTTGGCTGATTTCTCTAAATGGCTAGTAGCCTGTCTAGCTGCTTCTTTAGCCACAGTAGATACCAAATTAGTAATATCAGCTTTAGATACACCAGTAGCTCCACCTGAAGACGTACCAATACTCTTGGATACAAGTCTCACCACTTCAGGCATAATAGCACGAGTTATATCTTTAGCTATCTCCTTTGGAAGACCTGAAAACATCTTCTCTAAAGAAGCAAGCATTTGTTTAAAATTATTATTATTTGAGATTTCTGGAGATCTACCCCCAGTTGTGTTTGCAGAATTTATGTTGTGTTTTACAACAATTTCATTGGTAGCCAAGATTGTACCCTCCTAGTTTATAATATACATTGCATATATTTAATCCTTTAATTCAAAAAATGTAAAACCCTATCCCCGCTTAACCTTCTTTTTTATATCAATTCTATCTTTAATTCTTTGAGACTCTCTTGGAGTACTATATTCGATATCTTGATATAATTCATTAGAAGCAGTAACAATTACTTCTTCCTGATCAAATGCTGACAATTTGCCAGTTGATTTTTTCTTACTTCTCCTGGACGCATCCTCCCTGTTCCTTTCCTCATAATATGATTTCATATATGCGTCAAGAGATTGATCATCTTCTATAACCAAATCACTTGGTCTGTCTTCAGGCATCATCTGATAAATATTATCATAATAATTAGACCAATAAGCTAAACTCAACATGTCAGAAGTATATTCAGAAGTAGGTACCCCAAATAGAGGATCTGAAACTTTTTGACTACTGACATATCTTATTCTCCATAAGTTATTTCTAGCTATAAATCTCACAATATTTGTCGGCAAGCCGAAATAAAATTTCAAAAAATCGGTAAGAATTTTATCCCTATGATTTATATCTTTTGTACACTTAAATGATTTAAAATCTGGCCAATAAAGCTCATCATTTTCATTAAATGTACAAGCCCAACAAAGAAATAATGATCTTTCTTCATTTGCCCTTACTTCAGCAGACATTGATAATTTAGATGATTTCTTAAAATTTAACTCATTTATCTCTGTCTGTATTTCATTTATTATTTTCTTTATTCTTTCTTGATTAGCCTTAACTACTGTAGTTTTAGCTAAAAGAACTTTTTGCCCTTCTAATTTAGATTCTAATCTATTAAGTTTCTTCTGATCATCCTCTGAAAAAAGTTCCCTAACATCAATTAATTTTTGTAAATCCTTTTTAAGAAGGAGGCCGCCTTTAACGGCCTCCTCTAGTTCATTATCATATATAATTTCTGCTTTTTGCTTTACTAAATTATCAGGATACTTAAAAGTAAGAAACTTATTATCTATACAAACCAATTTTTTGCCCGAGCTTATATTAATTAAATATTTCTCTACTTCATCCTCATTAAGTAGCATTTTTTAACCTTTAGAATCTTTACTCTTTTCTGGCTTTTTAGACTTAGTTTTCTTTTTACTAGCTGCAGGTTTATTTTTAGCAACTGCAGGTTTTTCATCTGCAATCGGTTTTTCTTCAGAAGATGGTTCTGAATCAATATCTTCCTTTTTAGCTTTATCTTCCTCTTCCAATTCGTCAGCAGCTTCTTGCGCAGCTTTTGAAATAATCTCAGCCTCTATCTCTTTCATAGCCCGTGCTTCTGGTGTTTGTTCCAAGAAATCAGAAGAGTATCCTTGTAAGAAAAGCATAACTTCATATCTAGCTTTCATAGAAAGGGATTGATCTTTCACAGCCAAAAAATCTTCATATTCTGGCCAAACCCGATTCCCCTCTTTATCTTCAATAATACAAGCAGTTAAATATTCTAAACGGGCATCGTCTGATATCTGTTCACAAGTATTAGACATAGGTCCACTTAATCGTTGATTCCATTGAAAAAGCTCTTCTCTACATTCAGCTACCTGAACTGCTAAATCGGCTTTGTTTTCATTATCAGTAGAATCATTTAAAGCCAAAATTCTTCTATTGAGCTCATTCTGTAATTCACGTACCCTCATATTGTAATCGTTACCAATAATTCCTCTTCTTTTCAGAATGTCAGTCATTTCAGCACTAGTAACAATACCTTCATTTAAACATCTGGTATAGGTTTTACTATATTGCCAATCTGCACCTCTAATATCTTCAGCACTGGGAGTACTAATAAAATACTCTGTCTCCTCATCTGGACCAACAAAACTTCTCCTATCTTCATTTACTTCAACCATATTACTTTTCTCCTTTTCCATTAATTTCTAAATTCAATAACCTCTTCGGTTACTCTGGTATAATTAACCTCAAAATCATCGAGGTCTCTTTCTAAACTTCTCATACAATTGTTTCCTGCCCTTAAAATCTTCGATCTTAGCTGCTTGAAGTTATCCGGCGGGCAAGCCACATGAGCAAAATCCAATGATTGTTCCATCATCCTAGTCACTTCTTTCTTAATAAGTGCCGTTAAT